ATTTTAAAGTTTAAGGGGGAGCAAGATGTTAGCAAAGCAAATATCAGAGGAGATGAAAGATTTAATCAGAGAAGGCTATCCGGCAATAGAAGTTCAGGATAAAATCTATAAGAAATACGGAAATGTAGATAATTATGGATTTTGGTATCAATGCTGTTATAATAGTGTATGCGAAGAGATGGGAATCAATTTGAAAGCCGGAGAACGATTAAAGCCAAAAAAGGTTAGGTTGAAAACAGGGAAGGTAAGAAGATGAAAACTTTACCTGAAGAAGAATACAAAAAATTATTGAATGGTTATAGAAAATGGGAACTGCTTAAAACTGTAAAAATACCAACAAAACAATGCGAAACAAAAAACATTAATGGATTTAACGAATTATTAGAAGCCGTTATAGAGTTAGTAGAAAAAGATGTTGCTAAAATGGAATTTTATCTGTTTATGGGAATGACAACTGAAGAGTTAAGAGAAGAAGGTTATTATATAGGAGATTTAAAATGAAAATACTCGAAAAAATTAAAGGATTGTTTGGGAAGAAGGAAACTTTAAGTACTCTTGAAATCAGGGAAACTATCGTTTCGGAATCGGAAATAAGAAAAGATTTTAGAAATCGAATAAACTATACATCGGGAAAAATAAGAAATATTAATGATATACTTTTAGAAATTATCAAAAAACGTGACCCAAAAGCCGTTGATATAATAGAATCAATTTTAAGTAATGAGTCTTTTGAGTACAGAGTAAAATATTTAAGGGATAGATTAAAATCAATTAATCAGAAAGGAGGACTAAATGGAAAAGCAAACTACTAAAGAAACCAAACCAAACCGAATGCCTTACAGTTTTGTAGTAACTAAAAAAGGTAAGGCAGTTAAGCAGGATGTTTTGAATGGCTATATTACATCAGAATCTAAACAATTGGAAAAAGATGTATTTGCCGAATCTCAATCATACGAAACCAATAATTTAGTACAACCGTTATATGACCCTTTAAGCTTGGCTAATTTGGTGGAAATCAATACCTACCATATGAGAGCATGCAGAACGAAAGCAGAAGATGTTGCCGGGAATGGCTGGAGATTAAGTCCGAAAACTGAAAATGCCAACGAAAAGCAAAAAGAGATAATAGAAGAATTTATCGAAAACCAAAAAGAGCCGATTGAATCTACTTTTAAAAAACTGCAATTTGACAAAGAAGCCACCGGATATTTCGCCATGGAAATAGCAAGGGAAAGGAATGCTTTTGACGGAGCAGTTAACCAAATAGCACATATCCCTTCTCATACTATCAGAATCCACCGAAGCGGAAATAAGTATTGTCAATATCGAAACAACAAAAAGGTATGGTTTAGGGATTTCAATTACAAGGAAGACATCGACCACAAAACCGGGGATTTTCACAAAGCCAAATCATTAACCCCAGAAGGCAGAGGAAACGAAGTTAGATGGAGTGTAAATTATACACCAAGGTCTTTCTTTTATGGCATTCCTGATATAGTGCCTGCAATCGGAGCAATCACAGGGGATATATCAAGGCGTGACTACAACATCAGCTTTTTTAGTAATTTTGGCATACCCGCATATTTAGTTACAGTTACCGGAGATTTTGACCCCGGAGAAGTTGACCCGAAAACAGGCAAGAACAAAGTCATGGAAGCCATAGAGGAGAAGTTTAAGGAAGTGGTAAATAATCCTCAAAGTGTCATGGTATTGACTATACCGACAAGCGAAAACTCCGCAGGTGGAAAAGTAGAAATCAAGATAGAGCCATTAAGTGTAGAAATCAAAGATGCTTCATTCAGACTTTACAGAAGTGATAATAGAGATGAAATTATAGGTGCTCATGGAATGCCACCTTACCGAATGGGGATTTACGAAACCGGACAATTAGCAGGCAACCTCGGAAGGGAATCAACGGTAATTTACTATTCAAGTATAATCCAACCACGACAAAATATATTCAACCAGATTATGAATTTGGACATATTACCGACATTGGGAGTTACCGATTGGTGGTTTGAACTGGAAAGCATTGACCTTAAAGAAATTGATGCAGATGTAGAAAGGATATTAAAGCTAATAGGTAGTGGAGTAATGACACCAAATGAAGCGATAGATTATTGCGGTAGTTATTTTGGACTTGAAAGAAGTCAAGACAATCCCGCTATGGATTTCCACTACATAAACGGACAGCCGATTGATTCAAATGGACTCATTCCAGAAAGCGAAATTACAGGTGCTTTAAGCAGTATCAAAGATAAGCTAATAGAAGGATTAATAGATTATGTTTCCAAAAATAATAATGGAAAGCTTGATAGAGATAGAAGGTTTACAAAGGCAATTACAGACATTGAAAAAGACCTCCGGAAAACTCCAGAAAGAGGAAATTAAGCTTTATAGAAAACTTCTAACTTTAATCAGGAAAAAGAACAAAGAGATATTTAACCGATTCAAGAAATTAGGTAGAGTGCCGTCCAATGATTTGGATATTAAATATCTTGTTGAGCCGTTAAATGAGGCAATAGAGGATTATGCTGAAATTGTAATCGAAAACACAGAAGAAGCTATCCGAAGGGGAATAGCCAGAGCCGTTAGGTTGTTGCCGACCACTGAAGCCAAAAGAGAATTCAAAATAGACTTTGAGTTTTTAGGGGAGTTTTCACCATTAATCGCACAGCAGATAAAAGAGAAAACTTTTGTAGCTTCCGAAAAAACTATAAGAAGATTAATAGGAAATCTCATGGAAAACTTAAGAGAAAGTTACGAGGCGGGATTCGGGTACAGCAAATCCGCTGAAAGACTCAATGAAGTTTTTACCAACATGGAAACATACGAACTTGAACGAGTAGCCAGAACAGAAATAGCAAGTGCCGAAAATTTGGGAATGTATGAAAGTGAAATAGAATTAGGAGTTGAATATCATAAGTGGAGAACAGCAAGAGATGAAAGAGTAAGAAATTCACATGAAGAATTAGAAGGGCAGATTGTAAGAGTTGGAGAACCTTTTAGTAATGGATTATTATATCCGGGTGACCGAAGTGGAGCATTGGAAGAATTTATAAATTGCAGATGTACAATAGTGCCGGTGATTTTACCAGAAGGATACACAGCACCAGCATTGCCTTATTTTTATGAAAGCGATTTAGTAAAAGTGGAGGATTTAAAATGAATGAAACAACTATGTATGAAGAAAAGTATTGGGTAACAGAATTCAGGATATATTCCGAATTAGAGGATTATTTAAGAAATCAAAATTATACGGAGGTAAATAATGCATTCGAAAGCAATCGAATTATTGAAGAATATGATGTTTGATGAAGATATGATTAACGGAAATCAGAAACGAAAAGAAAGAAATGAATTGATATTATTTATAATAAGGAAACTCCAGAATGATATGCCAAGACCTGAAAGGAAAATCGAAAATCCAGACTGTCCTAATGGGGTATGTCCAGCGAGGTGATAATGGAAGTTAGATGTATTGATTGTGGGAAATTACTATTCAAAATAACCGACCAACGTTATATCGAAATACCATGCTCAAGACCGAGGTGCAGAAACAAAGGTCAAAGAGAAATAATGATATACGATATTCAAGAGGAGAAGATAATAGAAAAAAGAAAGGATTTGACAAAGAATAATTTCACTGGTAAAATAATTATAAGTTAAAAAGGTTCTTTCTGACTGATAAAAGACCAAGGGGACTTTTCGAAAGATAGGTTGGAAAGTCAAATTGACAATTGAATATTCCAAGGGGACAAACCCCAACTCATATTCTTTTCATTTTTTACCTCCTTTACATCAGAGCATCTACGAGAAGCCGGTACAGCTTTCTTGTAGGTGCTCTTTTGTTTTAGGGAAAGGTATAGAAAAATCATCAAAGAAAGGAGAAAGAGATGTGACTGTAAAAAACCAGAATAAAAAAGACAGTTTGGAAGAACGTTCTAATCGAGTCAGGAGAGCTTTTGAAGGTAGCGGAGAAAAAGGTTACGTTGCACAGGTTTTTGATGATGCCGTTATTTTCCATGAATTTGATACTGATAAGTATTTCGAAATAAAGTACGTTCTTGATGATGACGGTAAAATAACCAAAGGCGAGCCGAAAGAAGTTGATTTAGTCTATATTCAAAAACGAATTAATGGCAATAGTGCAGAATTAACCGGTCCCATATTTAAAGCAGATGAAAAACAGAGAATAGTTTATGCCGCAGTATTAGTACCCGGAGAGCCAGACCATGATTTCGAAAAAGGCGAAAA